CATCAAGCCACAAGGACACAATACGATTTTTCCTCTGCGGAAGAATGATGAGGTCTTAACTGGTCATGAATTAAGCAGTCTGCCACATTACGCCAAGGGTACTGATGGTCTTAAACGGATCATTGAAAACAACAATAAGGCACCACAGAAAGCCTTCCAAAACGACTTTGCTTCCAAGCTTGGTCAAGGTATTGGCAGTGCTTTATCGACTGGTGTCAGTCAAAACGATAAAGGCGGCGCTACTTCCGTAGGTAATCCTTGGTATGGCGCTGTTTGGAATGTACTGAGTGATGCCATGAACAGTGGTGGTGCTGGCGGACCCGTTACACATAGTCCCGGAGCTGGTTGGGGTGTAACGTCTGGTTTTGGGAATCGTGGTGCTGTCAGTGGTGGTTATAGTCAACATGATGGTGTCGATTATTCTGGTGGCAGAACTGTTCACAGTATGAACACAGGGACTGTCCAGCGTGTCGGTGGTCCGCCTGCAGGTTGGGGCGGTGGCTCTGGTATTGGTGAGTCTGTCGTCATTGGTGGCGGTGGCTTAAACTACATTTACCAAGAGCTAAACGGCAAGTACGGTTCCGGCGCTAAGATTCTAGTTGGCAAAGGTGACCAGGTTAAAGCTGGTCAAGCAATTGCGGTACTTGGATCAAGTGCAAGCCACGTCCATGTTGGTGCGACTCACCATCCAATGTTCTCGATAGGCGGTTCTTCCACCGCTGGTTGGCTAGACCCTCGAACGATTAAGAGTTCAGCCATTAAAGTTAAGCAGGATAAAGATAGTGGCGGGTCAGCATTAAACAAGTTCGTTAAGAAACAGTTGGCTGGCCAAGTTAAATGGGTCAGCAAGAATTTGTCTGAAGATGACGCTGGAGGTAGCTTTGGTAATCCTGGCGGTTCTGGAGTATCCCGTTGGCGTGGGGCAGTTGTTAAAGCTCTGAAAGCTAACGGATTCTCTGCTTCAGCTTCGCAAGTTAGCGCCTGGTTAAAGGTTATCGCGCGTGAATCAAATGGTAACCCAACAGCGGTTAATAACTGGGATTCCAACGCTAAGGCTGGCCACCCATCAAAAGGCCTGGTGCAAACTATCGGGCCTACTTTTAATGCTTACAAGTTCCCCGGACATGGCAACATTTTAAATGGCTATGACGACTTGTTAGCTGGTATCCATTATGCTAAGAGCCGTTACGGTAAAGGCCCCGGCATGTTTGCTCGTGTCAGTGGCCCATTAGGCTACGCTAAGGGCGGTCATCCTACGACTGGTCAAACAGTTATGGTTGGCGAAAACGGCCCTGAACTGGCTCGTTTTGAACAGCCTGCGACCATATACAGCAATGCTGCCAGTGGTCAGGTTGCTGGCAACTTCGCAAAGGCCGACGGCAAGCTAGGTGGCCGTGCGGTGTCTATCAAACTAGACGTGCATGTTACCGGTGCTGTTGGTGATGGTAAGAAAGCCGGCAAGACAATCGGTGACAGTGTTGTGGATCGTTTGAAGACCATGTTTAACACTGAGACCGATAATGTCGCTGTGAGTTAGGAGTGATGTAAATGACCGTGTACACGAAAGAATGGAAGAAGATGCACGATGCGGTTTCCAAAGCTAAATCGAAACAAGCAAAGTACACTAAGACGGAAGCTGAAGAGCTGCAGAAGGCTAAGAACTATCAAGCCCAGAAAGATAGTGCCACTCAAACGATTAAAGATATTGAACATGACAAGTGGTATTACACCACTACTAGTAAAAAAACTAAGAAGAAGATTACTAAACGCCGTAAGAAGGCGAAAACTCTTTCAGCAACGGAAAAGAAGAACTTAGCCACTGCTAGGTCACAGTATTCATCTGCTGATAAGGCATTAACTAAACTTAAAAATACTAAAACGTACAAGCAGGCGAAAGTCAAGCGGGACAAAGCGAATCAATCAGTTAAAAGTGCTGAAGCTGCTTTATCTAAGTACGAAAAAAAACGGCATGTACAAGCTATGAAACGGGTCAATGGGCAAATCGCTCAAAACTATGACCGATTCATGGCCCCACATGCCGTTTTACATGCCACCAATTCTTTAACGGGATTGACGGTATTTATTTTTGCTACATCAGAAGCCGATGCTAATACCAATACTGTCACTCAGTATCCAATTGATTCGCAGGAGCCAGTCGTTGACCACTCACGGCCAGAAAGCAAGACGATCACGATAAGTGGTTATCTCTTTGGACAGGAAGCAGCTGAACGTTTGTGGGGTGGCTCTAAGAATGATGTGTCAGGCTCCGGTTTGCCACACAAGACAGTTCAGGCACAATATCGAAATATCCTTAAATGGATGTGGCAGGGTACTGAGCTTGTTTATAAATCAGACTGGGCCAATGAGCAAAACGCCACTAAGGCTAACCATATCTACTGGAAACACTGTGTGATCAGTGATTTCAGCAAGACACTGGAAAAACCTTATAAGGACGTGATGCCCATCAGTATGACGCTAACCGTCATCAATAAAGCCATGGCAAAGACGTACACCACGCCAGTTAAAAACAACAAGGGGCAGAAAACCCTAGCTGGTACGTATGTCGGTGCTAAGTACATCACGGTTAAGTACGGTATGACGTACTGGGACTTAGCGAAGAAGTATCACACGACCGTCTCACAACTCCGGAAGTGGAACGGCAGTGAAAAGGTTACGATGTATCCCGATAAAAAGACGGGGAAGTATCCTAAAAAGCTTCGGGTAACTGAAGGCACGTATGTATCCAAGAAGATGGCAACAGGTGGTTATAAGCCGGATATGAAGAAGATAGCGGAAAAAGGAATCAGTTCGATACTTAAAAAGATAGGGGGTTAGGTCATGGCAATTAGAAATTATATTCCAATTGATACTTACGACCTGCCGGAGTCTTTTGAGTACGCCTTAGACGGAACAACCTACCTGTTTACGGTTAATTACAACGATGAAGGAAACTTCTTCACCGTTGATATTGACGACCAAAATGGCAATGTGTTGCGTGGTGAAAGACTGGTACTGAACGTGCCATTGTTTAGCTCATATTACTACGAATGGTTACCGACAACGCCACTTGTTCCAATGGATGAAAGTGGTCAAGCGACCTACTGCGGTATTCAAGAACTGGGCGAGACGGTTTTCCTGTATGAAGACACAGTCAATCCGGATGACATTGCAGCCGGAACTTTGCCAATCAATGGCGATATAGAGGGTGGTTTGGATGACGACAGTTAAATATCTCTATGGCCGGCGTGTCAAAGTGGTCGTTGAGACATCTACTGGCAGCACAACGTTTGAATATAAGCAGACGCCTAACAATTCGTGGGCGATTCAGTTCAACATTCCGTTCAGCGATTCCAGCACACCGTCAACTTGTACTGTAACAATCATGAACCTTTCTGCTAAGAACCGTTCACTGTTTAAGGTGGGGCGTACAGTCAAGGTGTATGCCGGCTATGCCGAAGATGGCACAGGATTGATCTCCTCGGGTGCTATTCGCAGCACAACACCGTATACCAGTGATGGCGTCAACACAACGTTTACTTTTACCTATCGTGAAGGCGACGAGTATGCCAACGCTGAAAGCTCAGCTGAGAAAGCTAACGATAAGCTGGAAGCAGCACGTAAGAAGCAAGAAAAAGCGATTGGTAAGAAGGCTGCAGCTAAACTACCGAAAATCAAGAAGCATAGTGCTTTATCCTTTGGCAAGAACAGTAAGGCTGAAACGATTATTCGCCGAATTGCAAAGGATGCCGGTATCAAGATATCCGGTATCTATCTCAAAAAGAACAACACATATCGCAAGGGGTTTACCTGTCATGGTAAGCCTCTTTCTAATATCCAGACGATTGCTAAGGCGTGCGGTTCGCAGGTCTATTACCGACGTGGCCAAGTCTACATTGACGACCTCAGCAAGAAGCTGGGTCACCAGGAAACTGTATTGATCACTGACCATATTTCAGGTAACGGTGGTGGAACCGGTCTGATCCAGTACCCAACAACAAGTTCCGAAACGAACGAAGCTAAGCACAAGACGTGGGAAGTTGTCAGCTTGCTTAGATATCAGATTTCGACTGGCTCAGTGGTCACGGTGCGTAACAAGTTTCTCAATGGGACATTCCGAGTTAAATCCGGGACGCACGTCTGTGACGATTCCGCATTCACAACCACGATGGAGGTGTATGTCTAATGGCTCAATCCTTAGAAGATTCATTCCATGAACTCGTTAATGGGCTTCGAGAATCCCAACAGTTCAGTATAAACGTGGCGGAAATGGCCGAGGTCGTTAGCTACTCCAGTGGTGAAGCGGATGTAACCCCTTTGATTGATGATAGTGGCGGTGCAGACGAGGTAGGCGTGATCAACGCTTGCCCCGTTTTAGTATCGGCACTAATTGGTATCGAAGACGGCAAAGTGGTACCCCGTGATTTAAAAAAAGGTGACACCGTGTTCATTGTGTTTAACAACCGTGACCTGGACAACTTCGAGGGCAAGAAGTTCACGAAGTCCAGTGACCGGATGCATGACATTAACGATGCCGTCGTAGTAGGGGTGGTGAAGTGATGAAAGATGTACAAATAGATGACTCTCTGGATGTGGTGTTTGCCAATGGTGATATTCAGCTAGTAGACGGTGATGCTGAAATCAATCAGCGTGTGGGCGAAATTCTACGCACACGCGAAGGCGAGTTTGAACCGGAACCGTCTATTGGATTGTCTGAAGAAAACCTGTACGGCAAGAATATTGCCACCGATTACGTGGAACAGGACATTCAAGATGCCTTATCAGAGCAAGCGTCGGAAGCGATTGTTGACCGTTTAGATGTTGGTCAGCCTGACGCTGATCGGAACTTGACGGTTAATCTGCAATACCACACGAGTTCCGGAAATACTAGCCAGCAGGTAGCAATTGATGAAGGAGGTGGTAACTAATGGCGCTAGACGATACGGGATTGCATATTCCAGACTATCCAGAATTGCTAGACCAATATAAAGCCAAGGCTAAGCAGCAGTTTGGTGAAGATGTCAACGTTGATGCCACTAGCGTTCTAGGAAAATGGCTGGCAACACTTGCCTGGATGAATGCGATTCTCTATGAAGATGTAGAAGATGGATACTTAGCAAACTATCTGGATTCCTCTACTGGTGTATCGCTTGATCGGCTGGGTAACAACTACTTGGTCAAACGTAATCCAGAAGGATTCGCGACAGTTGAACTGCAGTTTACCGGTACTCCAGGATATACCTTGAATATCAACGATATTGACCAGCCTATTTATGCGACTGAAGATGATACCGAGTTTGAACTCATTGAAAGCGTCACGATTGGCGATGATGGTAAAGGTACCGGTGAAGCGGTTGCTACTGAGGCAGGTGTAGCTGGTAATGTACTAGCTAACACCATCACAGTGCAGATTGACCGAATTGCAGATATCACGGATGTAACTAATCCCTTAGCAGCTAGTGGCGGAGCGGATGAAGAAACTGACGACAGTTACCGCCAACGAATTCATCTATCACTAAGTTCACAACCCGGGCCAACTCTATACGGCCTGTATACCGCACTGTATGATTTAACAGGTGTACAGCAAGTTCAGATTGTCGAGAATCTAACGGATGCTAAAGACAGCGCTGGTAATCCACCGCACTCTTTACACTTTTATATCCGAGGAGGTCAACAACAAGAGGTTGGCCAGACAATCCTCGACAACATTGCCGCAGGTATTGAAACCACAGGAACAATTAAAGTTACAGCACAGGACATTGGCGGTCATTCGCACGATGTCTTTTTTGATACCGCTACGGTTGTCCCAATCTATATCCAGATGACCATCAAAACAAGTGATGCCTTTAACCCTGAAACGGGTCCAACTGATATCAAGCAGGCAATTGCTGATTATCTTAACGGATTACCAATGGGTGGGCTTATTGTATATACCAAACTATACCAAGCAATCTACAACGTAGATGGTATTGATGATATTTCAGCGGTATCCATGGGGCGTGACAAAACTAAGATGGGCACAGGCAATATCCAGCTTGATCAATTTGAAACGGCCATCCTAAATAACCAAGCTGACGTGGAGGTGACGGTCAATGGCTGATGATAAATATATCCCGCCATATGATTTAACAACGATCCTCAACGAATTACCATCATCGCTGAATTACCAAGAAGACAGCAATAATGCCAAAATGCTTTCGTTCTACGCTGATACCATGGTTGATATTCAAAATCTGCTTAATCAGATGCAGATATGGCGCGATATCAACAAGGCAGAAGGCCAGGCACTTGACCGGATTGGCGCCGATTACGAAGTATACCGTAACGGATATGATGATGATTTCTATCGGTTCATGATTCGCACAAAACAGCTTCAACGGTTAACGGATGGCACCTACAACAGCCTAATCAAGCTAGTCGGTGACTCACTAGAAGCTGACTATGCTGATTTCAACGTGCGTCCGATGTACGAAACCACCGGTGAACCTGATGCGGTTGAGATTACCAACATTCCCGGCCATTACATCGATGATAAGCGCAAGGAAAACTTGCTATTCAGCCGGCTTCAAAGTTCGGTTGATGCGGGCATTCGGCTAGCCAACGTTGAGTTTATCAAAGAGGAAACCGGTAGTATGAATTTGTTTGGTGCTGCTGAGGTCAACGACCATTATTCTGCGGTCATGAAAGGGGCGATTAGTTAATGGCACAAGATACAACGATGAACTTTCAGTTCACCCAGCTAGGTGTGGATCTAGCTACTAAAGCGTTAGCTGGGACAACTAAAATTACCTTTACCAAAGCGGTTGCGAGTTCTGAAAACCATTTCAGTGATACCGAAGCCACGGCACTGGCGCTAACAACGCTTGGTGAAGTTCAGCAAAAAATTGAGATTAAAACCGTGATGGCAGTAACGGATAATAAAGCACAAGTTAAAGTACCAGTGGTCATTGATCGTGGTGCTATCACTACCGATTATTCGCTGTTATCGATTGGATTGTATGCCAAAGATGATGATGGCACTGAGGTGTTATATGCGGTCAATGGCTTACAAGATGCAGTTGAGATGCGGGCTAATGCGTTTGGCTCCACGTATTCGATTGATTTATATGTAGCGGTTGGTACATCGGATAACGTCACGTTAACGGTTGATGCTGCTGGTATGTTGCCTAGAACTGAATTTACTGCTGTGATGGCGGAATACATGAAAATTGCTGACATGCCTAAAGATCTAGCCTACACCGACAAGGCCAACACATTCACCGAGCAGCAGACGCTAGCGGGCGGTGCGGTGGACGGTGCTGGCAATGCCATCGCGACCACCAAGAATGTCTCCGATGGCGACGCGGAAACACTCACATCGGCCAAGGAATATGCGGACACGAAGATTAGTGGCAAAGCAGATGATAGCAAGGTAGTACACACGGCTGATATGCGTAAACCTGCCAGTGATGTAGCGGGTATTGACGAAGTTTCCACATTGCAAACTCAAGTTAATAACAGTGCTGTAGGAACTAACCTATTAATTGGAACCAGTGAAGATGAGTTATCAGGAAAGTCTTATGCTTTTGCTGATTATCAAATCTCTGGTGGCTTACAGCCTGAAACCACTTACACGCTTTCTGGATGGGCACGAGTTGATCAGAATTCCTTTAATCAGTCCCAAAATGTACTTATATTTATTTATTCTGCAGATTGGTCATGGACTGCCGCTTTATCAATTAGGGGTTCCCTTACGTCCCAATATAATAAAATCACTTTTACTGCTCCAGCCGGAAAAGCGTTAGCCCCAAATGCAACAGTTTATCTATCTCATCCTAATGGAGACAATTCAAAAGACTCAATCTCTGGGACGGGATATATCAGTAAGCTCAAGCTGGAAAAAGGTAGCAAAGCAACAGATTGGTGCCCTAATCCAGAGGATAAAGTGAACGTAGCCGATATGCGTAAACCGGCCAACGATGTAGCAGGAATCGAAGAGGTTAATGCCAAACAAGATAAGCTAACTATCACACCTGCGGATGATTCCAAAGTTGTCCATAATTCCGGCGATGAAACTATTGGTGGAACTAAAACGTTCACTAATCCGATTAAGGGAACTATTGATGGAATTACTTACCGATATAGTGCGGCAGGCGATGACCTAGATACCAGTTACATGAATGATAGTGTAATCTATATAGGTGCTAACCAAGTAGCACATGCCCCAACTGGAACTAGTGGGACATGGGCGATTGTTAGAAACTATAATTCTGATGCTACTAATGGGGCGCAATCGTATTATGACACTAGTCAAGGGGTACTATATGTTAGAACAAGGAATAGCAACACAACATATACCCCGTGGATACAAGTAGCAGACAATTCCAAAGTAGTGCATACAGCAGATACTTCAAATTGGCAAAAATCTAAGGTAACCGATGACGCCGGCGGGCCCTTATTAATGTTGGGAGACACCGATGATTTAAGCGCGAAAATAAGCGGATTGTCAAATGGATACTTTACAATTTACTGCACTGGTAAGACATTAAATAATCCTTCTGCTTCTCCAAAAAGAGGTATTATTCATATTACTGCTTCAACAAGAGCAGGGTCTGGGATACTGTTCAGTGAAGACAAAAATGCTTATATAATAACAATGCTACTGGGAACAGTGACCTATACTAAAATGGCTGATGATTCCAAAGTCGCCCACTTATCTGGAGCAAACAATTTTGACACCACCCCAACGGTCAACAACAATCCGTTACTTCTCGCAAGCAGTTTACCATCTGACTTAGCACGAACCGGGCAAGCGAATACTTTTAGTAAGCAACAAGTATTTTCTACTAATCCTACTAATGGTACTCAAGTATACCCAATATATGCTACTGTAGGTACTGATGCAGATGCAACTACTTTAATTGCATCATTGCAATCATCTGGATTCTCTGGACTAGTAGGAGTACCTGAGAGCTAGAAAGGGGTTAACATGTCTTTATATGATATAAAAACAGGTAAAAAATTAAAAGATATATACGATATAAAAACAGGTAAAAAATTGTCTAAAGTATATTCATTTAACCAAAATAGTTACAAGTTAGTTTATGTTACCTCTACTCCTTGGAAGTTTACTGCTGACAGGGCTGTGCATGGTGTAGCAGTAGATACTAGTGGAAATGTTTATGCTGGTACTGACGG